AGGATTATCTATGCCAAGTGCTTTTAGTGTCGCTAATAGCCCTTTAACGGCTAATGGAACGCTATCCGTAACAGGAGCAGGTACAACGGCTCAATATGTAAGGGGTGATGGTAGTTTAGCTACTTTCCCAACGATTGCTCAAGAAGCACAAAGGTTAATTACGGAGGTTTATAATAGCACAGGTGCTACGTTAACAAAAGGCACAGTAGTTTATATCAATGGTGGTCAAGGTAACTTGCCAACTGTTACTAAAGCAATAGCTACTGGTGATGCTACATCTGCTCAAACATATGGAGTTGTTCAATCGGATATTACGAATATGAACAATGGTTTTGTGGTTGCAATGGGTTCTTTAACAAACTTAGATACTCAAATATATCCAGTAGGAACTCAACTTTATTTAAGTGCTACAACTGCAGGTGCTTGGACATCAGTTAAGCAATATGCACCTAATCACTTGGTTTATGTGGGTATAGTGGTTAGAAGCCATCCAACTCAAGGTGTGGTTGAAATTAGAATACAAAACGGATACGAATTAGATGAATTGCACGATGTATCTGCTCAAAGTCCTACTAACGGAGATATTTTACAATATGTAGCTGCTACTGATTTATGGACTAAAGCTGCTGGTACTACAACTAACATAGCAGAAGGTACAAACCTTTACTTTACAGATGCAAGGGCAAGGAACGCTATTACATTAACAACAACAGGCACAAGTGGTGCTGCAACTTATAGTGGTGGTACTTTAAACATACCACAATATCAAGGGGTTTTAACTAACCCTGTAACAGGTACAGGTACAAGTGGACAGGTAGCTTACTTTAATGGTACATCAAGTATTACAGGGGAATCTAATTTATTTTGGGATGCTACTAATGATAGGTTAGGAATAAATAAATCTACACCCGGAGTAGCATTATCTAATTATCAAAATCCTTTATCAGATTTTAATAGTAATTTTTGTTCATTATTAGGGATTGGTTGGCTTGTTAATGATGCAAGTAAATATGCTGCTGGAATAGCAAATACAAACGCAACTGGTCACGGATTACAAATACAAGCTGGAGCATCAAACACATCTTCAAGAATATTAACGCTTACAAATGGCACTGGAGATAGATTAATATTTAATGCAGCAGGAAATTTAATGATTGGAACAACCACAGACGCAGGTTTCCGTCTTGACGTTAATGGTACAACGAGGTTACAGGGGTCGGTAACAATACCTTCATCTATAGGCGCAGGTCAAATATTATTTTCAGGAGTTGGTAGTGTTTTATCAGGTAATGGTAATTTATCTTGGTATGGATATACTTCAAGTAGTGCTATTGGTTTGTATGTAACACCAACATTAACTGCGCAATCTAATTTAGCTCGTGGAACATTAATTTATCCTACCTTAGTAGCTTCTGCAAACAATGATGTTTTAGTAGGATTAGATATTAACCCTACTTTTACTAATGGTGCGTTTACGGGGGTGACGAACTTAGGTTTAAGAGTACAAAATGGTAATGGGTTATTAAGTTGGAATCAAAATGCAAATACTGATTTTAATGTTTCTAATACTACGTCAGGGTCTTCATCAGCAGCAAGAGTTATAGTAACATCAAATGGCGGAAGTACACAATTAGGAAGATATTCAACCACAACTACTGCATATAAAATAATATCATCTAATAATGGTTATATATATAATGGTATTGGTGATTTAGCTATATTATCTGACCAAGCAGGTAGCAGTATTAAAATGGCTGCAAATGGAGCTTCTGCATCTCATTTACAAATTTTTAGTACAGGAAATATAGGATTAAATACAAGTGGCACAGACGCAGGCTTCCGTCTTGACGTTAATGGTATTGCAAGGGTACAGGATAATTTAACTGTATCTAATAATAGAAATGCTACAACAGGTATTACAATTTCTAATACTACTTCAGGAACATCATCAGCTTCTCAATTAACTTTAACAAGTAATTCAAATGCTTTTATTGGTAAATTTAGTTCATCTACTTCAGCGTTTAGAATAATTAATTCTAGTGATTTATATTTACTTAATCAAGGCGTAGGAGATATTGCAATACAAAATGATGTTGGTAATATAAAATTTAATACAACTAATACAGGTAATATACAAGCTATATTATTTACCACAGGAAACTTTGCAGTAGGAACAAGCACAGATGTAGCATCTGCCGTTTTACAAGCAACCTCTACTACAAAAGGCTTCCTACCACCAAGAGGAACTAATGCACAAAGAAATGCAATATCAAGTCCTGCGGTAGGATTGATATTTTATTGTACTGATGCAACGGAAGGTCTTTATATTTATACATCAAGCGGGTGGAAGAGCCTTACAATGACATAAAAATTTAAAATAAAATAAAAATGAAACAAATTCAACCTGTGGTATTCCCACTAAACTTAGGAACGGCAGTAATTTTAAACGCATACTGCATCAATGACAATTTAAGCACATCTGCTACTTTCTATTATGCACTTTTAAGTGATACTCAAAGTCAGTTACAACAAGGTAACTTAACAATGACAGGAGAAGATTACGATAATTGGGCAACAAACGATTATGCGTATGAGTGGGTTGCGGAACAAATTGATGTCACAATTATTGGAAATTTTGTGACAGAAGATGTAACAAATGGTTAGTTCCAAAATAGAACTTCGTAACAAATAAGCATATAAAAATGCTACAAAAATAAAAAACAGTAGTATTGCCAAATCCATTTTAGTAGTATATTTGTATATAAATTAAAAACTATGATAACAATTAATCAAGAACAAATCAAGGAATTAGAAGCGTTTATTAACACTATCCCTACTGCGTATGGTTTACCATTATTGCAATTTTTGGGTAAGTTGAACGCTGAACAAAATCCACAAACAGAAGTAACTGAAGACTAATGGTACATAATAGCAATCAATCGGACTTATTAACTATTCTTAGCGGTACAACCGCATTTATTGGTGTTGTAAATGTTCAACCAGTAGTTAGTCTTATAGCGAGTTTGATTGCTATTATTTCAGGTGTTTTTGCCATTCGTTATTACATTAAGGCAGCTAAAAGATTCAAGTAATGTATAAGAATATTGTAATAGCAATTTTGGTTATTATAGTATTTCTTTTCATTAAGGATAAATCTTCATACATAGGTCAACCATCGGTTATCATAGATACCGACACAGTTTACCAACAGAAAACTTTTACTAAGTTTATCAAAGGGAAATCAATCCCTTTTGTCGTTTTAGACACAATCTACAATATTGATGAGGTTCACGATACAATTACCATCGTTAAGGACTACAACCAAGCTAAAGTCTATTCCGACACAATACGCATAGACTCTTTAGGATACGCATACATTCAAGATACCATCTCACATAACAAAATACAAGGAAGGAGTTTTAGTGCCAATTTTAACCTTCCGACTATAACAATTACCAAAGTAATCACCCCAAAGCCTAAGAAAGAGGTTTATTTGGGTGTTATAGGCGATTTAAGAGCATTTGACAATAAAGTCGGCTTAGGACTTGGTTTAGGGTATAAAACGGCTAAAAACGGCTTATTTACAATAAACGCAACTACAAATAATTATTCATTGGGTTATTATATAAAATTGTTCTAAAATGGCATTACCTGTATCGTTCAAGGACTTCGCAAAGAATCCTGTTGTAGCTACTTTATTCATCGTTCTATGTGGGATATCTGCATTGTATATTGATGTACGTTCTACGTTTAAAGACCAGATTACAAGTCAAGGTGTTAAAGTGGAAAAGTTAGATGAGAAGGTAGACATTATGCAAGTGGCTTTAAGAAGATGTGATTCATCTTTGGCATCTGCAACGGCTAAGTTAAGCACATTAGAAAGTTTAGGTAAAATACAATCTATTAAATAATGAAATACTTATTATTTATATTTTTATTTGGGTGTACGGCATCAGCTCAAAACCAAAGCGAGGAAACAAAAGAAGATATAGAGTTTCAAAAGTTAATGAATAAAGTAACTCAAACGAATAATCTGTCGGTACAAGTACAAGCAAAGGCGAGTAAAAAAGAAGCGGAGTTGGTACAAAAGGCGGTTGAAACTATAAAGGAATTAAAAAGTGAAGTTACAATATTAAAAACGGAATTAAGTGAAGTCAAAGCAACTTTGGATAGTGTTAGTAATGATACTGGTGTCAGTTTCAGGATTTACGCAATACCCAATAATAAAGAAAATTAAACAAGATTCGGTTGTTATAATGACCATTGAGCAAGGCAAAGAAATAAACGCTTTGTATTTAGGTTATAAAAAGACAATAGATTCATTACAAATTAAAACAAAGTATTATGATTCAGCAATTAATCAAATTAGTAAAAAGCAAGATACAATCAACATTTACAGATATCATATCCAAAATACTAAACCAGCCACAGGAATTGACCAAGAGTTCAAAGAAGCCTTTGAGAAAGAAAAAGGGATAAATAGGTTATGGACTTTAGTATTGTTTATGACATTAGTACTTATTAAAACACAATAATATGAAATGGATAGCAAATTTATTATCGGATGAAAGAGGTTCAATTAGCACAAAGAGAGTTATAGCTCTATTTAGTGCGTTATTTTTATGCATTACATTATTGGCAAACTCGTTTACACATCAAGAGATTGCACCAAGCGATAAACTTGTAGATGCAGTTATGGCTATATGTATAGCTGCAATGGGTTCAAGCACTATTGATAAATTCTCAACTAAGAAAGATGCCGAATAACGAAAAACGAGCATTTGCAATTGGCTTTACCTTATGGGTAATATTATTAACTTATTTTTTTTATAACGTATGAAACTATCAGCACATTTAGACCTTAGCGAAGTAATTCGTAGCGAATCAGCAAAAAGAAACGGCATTAGCAATATGCCTATCGCTTTACACATTGAAAACTTTAAGCTATTAGCAGAAAAAGTATTTGAACCAATTAGAACGCACTTTGGAGTGCCTATCCACATATCAAGTGGTTATCGTAGTGTTGAATTAAACAAATGCATTGGCGGTTCATTAACAAGTGAGCATTGCTCTGGTGAGGCGATTGACATAGATATGGATGGTACACCAAACGGAGTTACCAATAAAATGGTGTTTGATTACATTAAGGATAACCTTGATTTTAATCAGTTAATTTATGAATTTGGAGATAGTAAGAATCCAGATTGGGTTCACGTTTCTTACAAATCAACAGGCAAACAAAAGAAGCAAGTGTTAAAGGCGGTGCGAGTGAATGGTAAAACAACATACCAAAACTACTAAAATGATAAGCAAAAAAGCTATTGAATTAATAATCAAGCACGAGGTCGGAGGCAGAGCCGTATATGAAAAAAGATACCAAAAGCCAATTTGGGCAGGAGGTGATAGCGGATGTACGATAGGTCTTGGCTATGATTTGGGTTATGTAACCGAAAAGCAGTTCTTTAGCGATTGGGATGGCTTAAATTTAAACTTTCTTAATGCGTTAAGAAAAGTGGTAGGGATAAAAGGTGAAGCGGTTAAATCAATGATGCGTGGCGAAATACTACAAGTTAGGATTCCATACAATTTTGCATACGATGTATTCGTTAATAAGTCGCTACCTAAATACTATGCTTTGACTAAAGCTATTTACCCAGAGTTAGACACTTTAAACGAGGACACAAGAGGTGCGTTGGTTTCAATGATTTATAACAGGGGTAATAAGTTAGATGGTGATAGGCGAAAGGAAATGAGGGCAATAGTTAATCTTGTGGCAAAAGCTGATTATGAAGGGATAGCTGACCAGATAGAACGAAGCAAAAGACTATGGGAAAATGTAGGATTAGATGGATTGGTCAAACGCAGAGAAGAAGAAGCAGACTTGATTCTAAACTCACTAACCTAAAATAAACCTATGACAACAACAAAAAAAGGCGGAAGCAAAACCACAATGAGTGGTCAAATAGTCTTGGACTATTTAGCCAAATATCCTCAATGGATGCCGTCTAATACTTTAGCTTCTTTGATTATGAAGGAGCAATCAGCACACTTTGACAATCAAGAAAATGTACGTTATTTAGTACGTTATTATAGGGGTAAAACTGGCGAAGGCAAAAGTGTAAAAGGAACTAACAAACAATTTATAGAAGATTTTAAACGTACTGCTTCAAACTTTGTGCAACCGCCTACTTGGGTTGAGGAAAAGATTGTTTACTGTTTACCGATAGGAATTAAAAAGATGGGTTTTATTAGCGACCTACAAGTTCCATTTCACGACCCAAAAGCGATTGAGGTTTGCTTTAAATACTTACAGGACCAGAAAATTGATTCATTATTTATCAATGGCGATTTGGTTGACTTTTACCAATTAAGTGATTTCCAAAAAGACCCAAGAGTAAGAAAGTTTGATGAGGAACACGAGGCAATAATTGAGATGCTTGGATTTATAAGAGCATCATTTCCTTTGATTCCAATTTACTACAACTTAGACAGTAACCATGAATTCCGCTATGAAAGGTATATGCGAACCAAAGCACCAGAGTTATTAGGGTTGAACGGCAAGTTTGACTTAGAGGAAATCTTAATGCTAAATACTTTTAACATTATAGGAATTAAAAATATAGACCACGTTAAGTTTGGCAAATTACCTATTATTCACGGAGATACTACATTTAGAAGGGGTAGCGGTGTAAACCCAGCAAAGACCCTTTACGATAGAGTTAAGCAGTCGGCAATCGCTTCGCACGTTCATCAAGTGCAATCTTACACAACCAAGAATCAATTTGATGAAGAAGTCTTTACTTGCTGGACCACTGGACATTTGATGCATCCTAATGTGGAATATTGTAAGCACGTTGATAATTACTCACAAGGGTTTGCGATATTAGAAAAAGATGTTGAAGGTTACTACTCGGTGCAAAACAAAAGAATCTATAAAAACAAAATTTTCTAATATGAGATACCCTAAAAACTTTGCAAAATTGACACCAATACAACAAGAGCAATGGTTAGTTACTAAACTAATTGAACTGCACAACTTAGAGCAAGAAATCAAGTTAACATTAGGCAAAATAAGAGGTGGTGAGAAACTTATATTCAAAGAAATAGATAGACCAGATTTGGCTTTATTAAAAGATGAAGATTAAAGTTATATATCGCAAACTGGGTAGGGAACAGGCTCACGGCATTGCTGAAAGTGATGGTGTAGTTTATATTGACTCACGGCTAAAAGGCAAGAAGCAGCTTGAAATCCTGTTACACGAGTGCTTACATATCCTCAACCCAATGGATGAAGAAGAAGCCATTATTGAGAAAAGCGTAACTTTATGTAAGGTTCTTTGGCAACAAGGATACCGAATGGTTGATAATTCTAACGATACACCATTACAAGATGGTTCTAAATAGTTGTTCGTTCATAGTTCCTCACCCCTAAAAAGGTGGGGTTTTTTATATATATTTGCATTTCATATTGGAGAACTTAGGTTTAGCCACCCTTTTAGTCTTATTAGGGTGGTTTTTTATGTATCATAAAACGCACTATTTGACACATATTTGTTGCATATAAGTCAAATTATACCATTCATACCCTATTTTTTACCGCTTATCATAAATATTTGCTTTGTTTGATAAAGTTATAAGGTTTTACCCTATCTTTGATTTCGTAAACCAAAACAACCAATATGAACAGACTAAAAACTCCACAAGAGAAAGCAAACGAACGCTACAAAGCTGAAAGCATCAAACCACTTTACGCATTTATTATTGTATGCGTGGCATTTTTAATTACCGCAATCCTTCAAAACATTTAACCTATGAAAACACCAATGCAATTACTATTAGAGTACATTAAAACTGCTCACACCTTTACATTCCTTCCGGAACAATTAGCTAAAACTATTGAAGAAAAGTATTTGCCAATGGAAAAAGCTGATCTAAGAAATGCGTTTGACAATGGCGAAATTAACGTATGGAACGGCAAAAGAGATGAATCTTTTGAATTTGAAGGTGGTATGGACTATTATAACAAAACCTATAAAAACTAAATTATGAACGCAATAGAAACATTTATTTACACATTAGAAACTCAATTAAAAACAATGCCAGATGGATACACAAAGCAAACAGTTGTAGCTTGTAAAGAACTTGCAGAAGGCATAAAAGAAATTTATGAAAACCCTAATAACAACATTAGTAACGAATCAAATCAAGACTAACCTACAAACCGAAGCCGACAATAAAGGCATAACCTTAAGTAAGTTGGTTTACAAAATCCTAAAACAATATGAGCAAACTAATTTATCAAGAGAAACAACTGAAGTTGCACAAAAGAGCAACAACGCTACTGGAACTACTAAAACAAGCACAGGGAAGGCAAAATCTATTTGAGGCTGACCTTGCTGAATGGAGGCGAGGATTAGATGATACAAGAACAATGATTAGCGAGGAAGATTTACTAATTAAGATTGCAAGGATGAATGACATCCAGCGCAGAATCCTTAAAAGCTACCATTACTTAATTCTGGACCTTTATACCTTAACAGAGGACTTTATGTTACCAATAAACCTTTTACATTTCTAATGAAAGAAGTACATAAATCATATATGGCAGAACTTGAAATAGAGGTTTTGCGAGAAAAGAACAAAGAACTAAAAAAAGAAATAAACAGGTTAAAAGACCTATTAGATCAACATTTAAACATAAAAACAACAAGAATGGACAAACAACAACAAAAGGATTATGCTATTGAAATAGCTGAAAAAGTATGTAATTACTATCAAATTAAATATGGACAAATGATGTCCAAATATAGAGGCGAGGAAGTTACTTTGGCAAGGCAAATGACAATGTATTTAACTAAGGAAAAAACCGAATTAAATGGCGAGGAAATAGCACAAATCTTTAATAGGGATAGGACAACAGTTTTGCACTCAATCCAAAAGATTAGGGGTCAATTGTCAAATAAGTTTGATGATACCATAAAAAAGGATGTTTTCAACTTAAATGTGCTTATTTAATTTGGTTATTAACACCAAAGTAGTTAATTTTAAACTCTAAAACCAACCAATATGAACGAACAACAACTGGCTAAAAAGCCACAACTTTCGTACACGAAAGATCAAGTAGAGTTAGTAAAATCACAGATTGCTCCAGAGGCAACAGTTGATGAACTAAAACTCTTTCTTTATCAAGCACAAAGGACAGGACTTGATGCGTTATCAAGACAAATTTATTGCATCCACAGGAACGTAAAAACGCAAAACGGATGGTCTAAAAAAATGACCATTCAAACAAGCATTGATGGCTTCCGAGTAATCGCTGAACGTAGCGGAAACTATGGTGGACAAAGCGAACCAACTTTAACCTTTAAGGAAAATAGGGAAGTTGAATCTTGTAAAATAACAGTCTTTAAGTTTAGAGGCGATATTCGTTATGAAGCTGCAACATCAGTAGTATATTTTGATGAATATGTGCAAAGAGATAAAGAAGGTAAACCAATGGGATTATGGAATCGTATGCCGATTGTGATGATACAAAAGGTGTGCGAAGCGGTTTGCCTCCGCCGTGCATTTCCACAAGATTTAAGCGGACTTTATACAGGTGATGAAATGGCGCAAAGTGATGAAAAACCAGCCTACATAAAAACACACGATAATCTTGATGATTTGGAGTTGGCTATTGACTTATGCATTAGCACAAACGAATTGGCTGAACTTTACACATTGAATCAAGAATTAGCCGACAAAGAAGTAACTAAATTATTTACCAAGAAAAAACAAACTTTATGACACCATTAAATAAATTATGGGATTTAAGGGAAGCAGTTAAGTTTTGGAATTACAAAGTTGAAACAAGCTATCCTCAAAAAGCAAGTGAAATGATTCATCAATTAAATTTAGCTAAGTATAAACTTAAACTACATAAACAAAAACACTTCCCAGAGTTATTAGATCAACCTAAAAGGGATTATGTTCCTTATCAAATGTTAGCTGATAAATTTGAAGTATTTGAAAACTATTTAAACGATTAACTATGCCTTATTCAACTTGCTGCGGCGCACATACCACAATGGAGGAAATTGGAATTTGTCCAGATTGTTTAGAACATTGCGACTGGGAAGAAGAAGATGAGGAAGAAATAGAACAAGATAGACAAAACGAAATAGCATTAGAACAAGAACAATTAAATAAACATTAAACTAAAAACAATGATTGTATTAAACATTTGCAAAGAGGAAATTAACTGGAAAGAAGCTAAAAACGGCAAACACTACGCAAACGTAGCAACCGACTTTTTAAAGCAACCAGATGACAAAGGAAACACGCACACAGTATGGAACAACCAAACAATGGATGAACGAGCAGAAAAAGCAAAGAAAAACTACTGTGGCAGAGGTAAGCAAGTTTCTTATAATGCACCAACAGGTAAAAAGGAATTTGCCGTAAACCAACAAGAATCAGAAGACGATTTACCATTCTAAAACAACCCCTCGTTGGGCGATAACGTAAAGCGCAAATTTAAAACCTACAACTATGAAAGCAACATTAACATTTGATTTATCAAATAAAGATGAAAAATTAGAATATGAAAATATAATGGCTTCAAAAGATTTTATTAAAGCTATTAGTGAATTATATAATAAAACACATAAAATATTAGAGTATCCTAATTCTTCAGATAGCAATTTACAATATGCAAATACTATAAATAATGCTTTACATTGTGCATTATCAGATTATAATTTAGATATAAGACAATTTCAAAAATAACTTAAAACTTAAAACTATGAGCCAAAACCAACAAATTGCAAACTACCTAAATAAAGGTAGAAAATTAACCCCTATTGATGCTTTAAACAAGTTCGGATGCTTTAGATTAGCAGCACGAATAGCTGACCTTAGAAACGATGGAATGAACATTAAAACTACCATTGTTAAGCTAAAAAATAAAAAGCAAATAGCACAATATTCGGTTAATTAGTTTAACTTTGTACAAAGGTGTCGGATACCTTATACTAACTTATTGGCTCAAAGCTGAAACCCTAATCCGACTGGGGTGGAAGCCGAGAGCCTTTTTTATTTTTATGGCAAAAAGATTTACTGATACAGAAAAGTGGAAAAAGCCTTTTATAAGGTCTTTAAAAGCCCCTTACAAGCTCCTTTGGTTATACATTTGTGATGATTGCGACCATTCTGGAATATGGCAAGTTGATTTAGAAGTAGCTGAAATAAGGATTGGCGAAAAGTTGGATGAGAAAAAGGCAATACAATATTTTGCGGAAAAAATAATTCCTTTAGATAATGGGACAAAGTGGTTTATACCAAGTTTTATTGAGTTTCAATATCCAAGCGGTTTAAGTGAAAACAACAAAGCGCATACTGGAATAATCAAAAGTTTAGAAAAGTATAAAAACGAAATAGATAACTTTAAGCCCCTTGAAAGCCCCTTGCAAGGGGACAAGGATATGGTTATGGATAAGGTAATGGTTAAGGATAAGGTTAAGGTAATGGTAATAATGCCATTTGAAAGCGAAGAATTTTTAAATTATTGGGAAATGTGGAAGGAATTTAAAAGAAAACAATTTAAGTTTACATACGCTACACCACAGAGCGAACAAGCAGCTTTAAAAGACTTGGTAAAACTATCAAATGGAAATGAACAAATTGCACTACAAATAATTGAACAATCATTAGCAAAAGGCTGGAAGGGTTTTTTTGCACTTAAAAACGAAACAAATGCAACAGGAATTAGCTACAATCGCAAACCAACTTTTACAGAGCAGCAATCCAATGCCCTTAGAAATCTATAATAAACTTGAACCAGATGAATTAAAGGTTGTGGTTGCTTTAGATACAATGAGTGTTAGCAGATGCTCACCTATTGAGGTAAAAGAGCATTTAAAAACCTGTATTGCTTTAAGCGGATGTCAAACACCTACAATAGAATTGTTTCAATTCCTTTGCGAATTTGTAATTAAAAACTATGGCAACTTTAAACTAAAGGAACTTGGAGTAGCTTTTGAACTTTACGCAATGGGGAAATTATCAGTTGATAAAGCTATTATGTTTACCCCTAAATTCTTTGGGGATGTGATGGCAGCGTATAAGCCGATAGCTTTACAAGTAAGACAAAAAACCTATGTAGAACCGCAACCAATAGAAGTGCCTAAAATCAACGATGATGAAATTATTGAGGCATTGTACGAAAACTGGAATAAGTCGGCTAAAAGAGGCTGGGAGTTGCTAAATACAATGGCTTTTGATGTACTATGGAAACGAAAGGAACTAAACAAGGAAAATCTTAGCCAAGACAAGGCAGACCAGATTAAGAAAAAGATAATAGCACATTACAAGGTTATGGCTAAAACACCTAAAGACTTAGAGAAATTAAATAATGAAATATTTATCAAAAATGAGTGCAAAAGATATACTTTGTACCTATTTTTACAAAACCAACTATGAAACAATTAACATTTATTTATGAATTGCTAAAGTTTACGCTGATTAGTGTTCCTTTAGCTTGTTGCATTTATTTAACTGCACATTTATACTTTGAAATTAAACGATTATTGAGATGACAGGAATAGACAATAACATTGAGGTTAAATTAATTTATTTAGATACAAAAGAGGAAATATGGTTTAGGTCAATAGCAAAGGCTATAAGGTTTTTAGGTACTGACTACAAGACCATAATGACCTATATGAACCCAATAAACAAAAAACGATACAAGCATAACGATAGATTATGTGTTGTTAGATTGAAAAAGTAACCCTAATTTTGCTTTATGCCATTGATACCTTTACCAAAGTTGTTAGAAAAGACCCAAAAGGTAGTTAATGCGTACATAAGGAAGCGAGATGAAGGATTGCCTTGTATTAGTTGCGGAAGTTACAATGGTAATCAAGCTGGACATTATTTTGCGGTTAAAGGATTTAGTGCTTTAAGGTTTAACGAATGGAATATACACTTGCAATGTGCTGGGTGCAATATGTTTAAGCACGGAAACCAAGCGATGTACCGAATAGGACTTGTTGAAAGGATTGGTGAAAAAGCGGTTAAAGAGTTGGAGTTTGAGGCGGTTAACAATAGGCTAAAGAAATGGACAAGAACTGAATTAAACGAATTAATTGACAAATACAAATAACATATTTGAAACGTGCAAAGAGCAAGAAATAGCAGGTTATTCTTGCTATGTTTTTGACATTGATGGAACTACGCATTATGTATTTGGCGAAACACAAGAACAAAGATTTGATTTTATGGCAGATTTAATAAACAATTATGGCAAAAGTAAGCAGCAATAACAAAGTATCATTTGGCAAAAGAAAGTGTGGCAAGTACAAAAAAACATCTGGTCCAAAGGATAAGCCAGTTAAACCATATAACAGACAAGGGCGATGAAAAACACTTTAAGTAAAAGAATATACACCTGTAAGTGCAAATCAATAGTTGAAGGATATGCTTGGGAAAACGAGCTAACTACGATTCAATTTAAGTGCAATAAGTGTGGCAATTTTGTAGGCTTTGAGCAAATCAAAAAGAAGCCAATTATACAAATGCCATCAATACGAACACCAACTAAAAACCGATAAATGAACATCAACGAAATCAAGCCTAACCCCAACAATCCAAGAATCATTAAAGATGGCAAGTTTAAGAAGCTGGTTAAGTCAATCCAAGACTTCCCACAAATGCTTGAACTTAGACCTATTGTGATTGATGAGAACAATATCGTATTAGGTGGCAATATGAGGCTAAAGGCTTGTATTGAAGCTGGACTTAAAGATGTTCCTGTAAAACAAGCAAAAGAACTAACCGAAGAACAAAAAAAGGAATTTATAGTTAAAGATAACGTAGGATATGGTGAATGGAATTGGGATGATCTTGCAAACAATTGGGATGAGCAATTACTTACCGAATGGGGATTAGATATACCAAACTTTGATTCTGGTGGATTTGCAGATCAAAACAAAGAATTAAGCCTTGATGATGTAAGTGATTCAATGACTATAACTTTAAAGTATACAGAAGATGAATATCATTTAGTAAAAGAACAATTACATAAAATAGCAGCTACACCAGAACAAGCTATTTGGAAACTTTTAGGCAATGATTAAGTACGAATATAATGACCATAAATTCCCTTACAATTGGAATTTATCAGATGGTTATCCTGCAAAAGGAATAGAAAAACATAATTTAAAGGTATTTGGTACGTTTATTTGTGGAGGCGGTTCTACAATGGGGTATAAATTAGCTGGATATAATCACATTGGTGGAGTTGAAATAGACCCACAAGTAGCTGATATTTATAAAACAAACCACAATCCAAAGCACTTTTATAATGAAGATATTAGGTTATTTAATCAAAGAACTGATTTGCCGGAAGAACTTTATAACCTTGATTTATTAGATGGCAGTCCACCTTGTTCTACATTTTCAATGGCTGGGAGTAGAGAAAAGGCTTGGGGTAAAGAAAAGCAATTTAGGGAAGGTCAAGCTGTTCAAACTTTAGATGACCTTGTATTTGAGTATTGCAATACAATTATAAAGCTACAACCTAAAGTATTTTTATTGGAAAATGTTAAAGGTATTATTTTAGGTAATGCTAAAGCATATGCCAAAAAGATTATTCAAACAATGGAACAAGCTGGATATAAAGTACAAATATTCCTTTTAAATGCAGCTTCTATGGGTGTTCCTCAAAGAAGGGAAAGGGTATTTTTTATAGGGCATAAGAAAGAACTAAACTTTAAGCCTTTAATATTAGACTTTAACGAGAAACCAATTACTTATGGACAGATAGAAGATACAATAAATTGTAAAAGAGATTTATTAAGTAATTCTTATACAGAAAAATGGCATAAAACTAATCAAGGAACAAATCCTAAAGCACCAAGCGGAAATACTTTTGGTTTTATGTATAAAACTGGTCCAAATAATGTAGTTAGTACAATTACAAGTGGTGGAACTAATTGCCATTATTTAAAACCAATGGAATTAACAATTAATGAATATTGTAAAATTGGAACATACCCTTTAGATTATAACTTTAAAACAATTAAACCTAAATATCTTATTGGAATGAGTGTTCCACCTGTAATGACTGCCCAAATTGCACATCAAATTTGGTTGCAATGGTTTAAAGTATAACTTTGTAAATCAGTGAAAATTCAGTGAATATGGCAAATGAACAAAATTTAACTCCATTTCCAAAAGGTGTAAGCGGTAATCCTGCTGGTAAACCTAAAGGAGTGCAACATAGCAAGACAAGACTTTTACGTTTATTGGAGTTAGTTACTAAGGTACGCAACCCAGTTACAGGAGAAGAAGAAGAGTTTAGCATAGCCGAGCAATTAGATATGCAGATAATAGCAAAGGCGAGAAAAGGCGATTTAAAGGCTTACGAAATCCTTTTAGATAGATTAGAGGGAAGACCTAAACAAACAACCGACATAACCGCTGACATAAAGGGTAATGTGCAAATCACAATAGAACCAGATGCAGATTGTCAACCAATTAAAGATTAAGGCTACTCCTGTCTTCTATGCCAATAAAAAGGCATACGAGGAAGGTTATCCAATAATATGCAATGAAGGTGGGTCAAGGTCAAGCAAAAGCTATTCAGTTGTTCAGTTGCTAATCCACATTGCTTTAACCAAGCCTAACACAAGAATTTCGTGCGTATCACATTCACTACCACATATTAAGCGTGGTGTTTATAGGGATTTTAAAAACATACTTGAACAATGGAACATTTGGGATGAAAAGGATTTCCGATATACCGATTTTATTTATACGTTTAAGAACGGCTCATATATTGAGTTATTTGGATTAGAAGACCCAGACAAAGCAAAAGGACCAGCAAGAGATATATTATTCGTAAACGAGGCAAACCTAATTAGTAAGGCTTTGTTTGACCAGCTTTTGATTCGTACTACTGAACAAGCATTCTTAGATTGGAATCCTGCAGACTTTATTTCTTGGGTATATGAAGTAGCGGACAATCCAAAGAACAAACGCATCCATTCTACCTACCTAAACAATATCTCAAACCTTAGCGAAAGCCAAATAAGAAACATTGAGCAATACAAAGATTTACCGGATGACTTTATGTGGAAAGTTTACGGCTTAGGGGAACGAGGGTCGGCAAAGGAAATTATTTATACTCAATGGAAACAATATGATGAAGCACCAGATGGGGATGTGTTTTACGGATTGGACTTTGGTTACGTTCACCCAGCTGCTTTAGTTAAGGTTACGCACTATGAAGGACAAAACTACTTTGAGGAAATAGTTTACCAAAGCGGATTAACTTTAAGCGACCTATCAAGATTGATTAAGGAAAAGTTACCAGAAAGAGCCACAATCTATGCGGATGCAGCCGAGCCTAAATCAATTGAGGAACTTTACCGACAAGGCTTTAATATTAAACCAGCGCAAAAGGATGTATGGGCAGGAATAGTTAAAATGAAATCTTATCCAATAAACTTGCACTACAATAGCAAAAACCTAAGAAGGGAGTTTATGTCTTACAAATGGAAAAAGGATAAAAACGATAACGTAATAGAAGAACCTGTAAAGGCAAATGATGACTTGATGGATGCTTGTAGGTATGCCGTGTTTACACATTTAACCAAGCCTAAATTTGAGGTGTCGGTATTTTAGGATAAATTGTCTAACTTTGTTAAAATTCATATATAATGGGATTACTTGACTTTTTTACTAAAAGACAAAAACTATCAACTGTACTACCACAAATTCCTTTTAACGGACAAGTTGCAATACAACAAGGAATAATAACTTGGCAAGGTGGCGATAACATTAGTTTCGTAAATGATGGTTATTCAGCAAATGACATAGTTTATTCAATCGTTAAATTAATTGCGGACAAGGCAAAACTTGCTCCATTCCACGTTTACAAAGTAGTGGATGAAACTTTTGCAAAGAAATACAAGGCTTTAATGAGCCAACCAGATAAGATTGAGAACTGGAAAGATGTTGAAAAGCTACACAAGAAAGCGTTTGAATTATATACAGGTGATGCAAGATTAAACGAGTTATTAAAATACCCTAACCAAGAAGATACCTTTGGCGATTTCGTTGAGGCTTGGTGTACTTTTAAATTGGTTACAGGTAATTCTTTTGTTTACGCAAAGATGATTGAAGGTGGTAACAATAATGGTAAGCCTTATGAAATGTACGTGCTTCCTTCTCAATATATGTACGTGTTAGCGGACATTCAAAACTTTCCTCCAACGATTAGCGGTTACCAATTAAATTATGGTCCTTTATGGAACTTTACTAAACAAGAAGTACTACAAGATAAATACATAAACTTACAATGGAATACAACTGGGAATCAACTATATGGTCAATCACCATTGATGGCTGCTGCGAAAAACTTGACTCGTTCAAACGAAGCCAAGACTGCAGCGGTTGCTTCTTTCCAGAATGGTGGTCCAGCTGGAGTTCTTTTTATGAATGATGATAGGTTTGACCCTATTAGTGGAACACAACAAGCACAAGCACTTAAGAGAGCAGTAAGCGAAAAAGGTGGTTCTGCTAACTTTAATTCTATTGCGGTTAGTGGCTACAAAGTAGACTGGAAACAAATCGGATTAAGTCCTGTTGAATTAGACATCATTGAAAGTGAAAAGTGGGATATGAAAGCACTTTGTAATATTTACGGAGTACCATCTCAATTATTAAACGATGCTGACAACAAGACTTACAACAACCAAAGAGAGGGCGAAAAAGCATTGACAGTACGTTGTGCGATTCCTTTGTTGGTTGGTATTAGAGATAACTTGAATAGAAAACTACATTCGGATTGGGGTTATCGTGGAAGCGATATTTATGTTGACTTTGACCCTACTGTTTATAGCGAATTAGAAGCTAACAAAGCGGAGCAAGTTGAATGGTTGGATAAGGCTTGGTGGATTGCACCAAAGCAAAAGATGGATATTATGGGATTAGAGATTCCACCTTACATTGACCAAGCTGAAATGGAAAAATTATACATTCCTTCAAGTTTACAAAGTCCAGATGAATTTCAACCATTAACGCTACCAAATGAATAGCCAAGAGATTATTGATAAGTTATTTGATTTAAAGGTTGACCTAAAAGCCGACCTTCAAGATGTTATTGATGAAGTTTACGCAAAGTATCACGATACAGTGAATATGTCTTACTCGGAGTTAAAGGCTTGGAGTGAAACTAAATGCTCACGTTTAGCTTCATTAGATAGGAGTCCTGTAAATAGGAACTTAAATCTATTAAGCAAGAAAAAAGCTGATTGGGGTGCAAATGAAGTTAAGTCGGCAAATAGAACGATTAGCTTTGTTAGTAGAATGAAAAATATGGAGCAAGGTAAACCTGTAAACAAAGAGTGTCCATCTAAGAGGGATATTTCCTTAAAGAATTGGGCATACAATCCTAACAAATGATTTGGCAAGATTATAGAAAACTATATGCAAACGCAATAAAAACCTATTCGCCTAAGTTCAAGAAAGAACTACAAAGGCAAGTGGATACTTATTGCGATACCCAAGATTTAAACGCTATAAGCGATAAGAAGATAAAAAAGACCATCCAAAACGTTCATATTGCAATGGGCGTTAAGATGGCACAAATTGCCGAGAAAAACGTTTCTAAATCGGTTAAAGGTTATTACGGACCAGAGGAATTTAAAAGTAAGCAAACTGACTTGTTTACTTATGTGATGTTGACTTATCTTGAATTAAAAGGATTAGATAATATAGCTGCCGAAATAACACAAACAACAAAGAACCAAATTCAACAATACTTAATCAAGTCGGTTGAAGAAGGTTTGACAATGCAAGAAACAATCAAGCTATTAAGAACGGCTGGTATAACGGACTACCGAGCCGAAATGATAGCAAGAACAGAAACAGGTAGAGCAGCGAACATTGGCTCTATGGTAGGCACGGCTGCAACTGGACTTGTAACTATGAAGGAGTGGATAGCAGCGAGGGATAACCGAACAAGACGAGTGCCACGAGATATGTTTGACCATTATCATATGGATGGTATAAAAGTAGCATACGATGAAAAATTTAATGTTAAAACTAAGAATGGCGGTTTTGAGCAAATGTTACATCCTTGCGACCCAAGCGGAAGTGCTGGGGATGTTATCAATTGCCGTTGTACGTTAGGATATGAAGCGGTAAGAGGAACAGATGGTAAGCCAAAAAGGTTACAGGATAATCCACCTATGGGCGATATGGGCTTGGTGTGGAATTTAATAAATAACGTGGCTTTGATGCAAATTTCTAACTTAATAAGAGATTTGTTAGCAGATTAAAAAAAATTAATAACTTTGTTATATGAGTAAGATTGAAAACAAAAGCTACAATGATATGATTTTGGATATAGAGCCAGAATCAAGAACAGT